GCCGTACCACTAGTATATGATGTCATTTCCACACGGAAAAACGGCAGACCGTGGGTTTCGTGTGAAAAAATACCATTGATAGTCGTAGTTGATTGCTGGTCATAATTATTTGCACGAACAAGAGTGTTCATACCAAACACTACATAATCCGTACCATTTAACGAAGCACTAAAAGTAATAGTTCCTACCCATGTGCCAGAAACCTGAACTGCAACAGTATCAGCATCTGTAATTCCGTATTCCACTTTTGCGTTTAATGCGCCCGATGTTCCTGTTGTAGTTCCTACAGCCATTTTGTTTTGTCCTAGCCTAGATGTTTATATGTTTACATAGACAATGGGGGGACACATAAAAGATGTGTCCCCCCATAATGCCCAATCTTAGTTACGCTGTTTTAGCGGTCAACTTAGCCTGACGCTGACGGTTACGAATTGTAAGGTTTCCGTAGCACAAGATAAGCGCATAGCGGGCATCCATGTTCTCAGGACGAACAAACGCCGTGTTATCAAACCACTTGCCAGAATGACCAACAAGTGAGATGTACTTTGAGTTGATGAAGTACATGACTCCAGCAGGACAATGAACATCGTAAGTTACAGGAGCAGCCTTGAAAAGCAGGTTCTGGAAACCAGCATCTGCAGTCTTGGTATCTGTGTAACGCAATGATGGCTGAAGAAGTGACTCGTACTTTTCAAACAATGTTTGTGTAGTAAGAACCATATCAGGATGGTCGTTACCAACAGAAGCACTGTTATAAGCAGTAGCCATTTGAGCAACAGACAAAGCACCAGCGGTGTTTTCTTCGTATGAACGCCAGAACTCGTTACCAGCGGTAGCCGAGTTAATTCCACCAACAGTGTTGCCTGTTTCAATCAAGTTACCAAGACCGTTCCAGTCGTTAGCACCAGCAGCACTAGCGAAGAACATCTGGTTGAAACCTTCACGCATTGACTCCTCAGCCTGCATGATTTTGGCTTCCAGCAAGTTAATAACTTCCTGTTCTCCGTTGTTCTTGGCTTCTTCAATACCAGAAATGGCGATTGACGCAGCATACTGCTTCCAATCAAATTCTGCTGCTGAAATACCAGTCTGAGGTGTAAGTGCAATAGTGTCATAACCAGCATATGCAGCAACAGTGTCATTCAAACCATGAACCAAAGGCTCAATGATTTTAGAACCGCCGTTAAGCATACGGATACGACCCTTATTCATAAGGTGTGCGGTCAACGGGCGAGCCGAGAACACATTGTCCGTGAGTTGGTCACGATAGTTTGCGAGTGTAGTAGTTAGAATTGCATCAAAGTTTGCGTTTGCAGTAGTCATTGAAGTAATCTCCTTTAAATTAGTTTGCTAATAGTTGTCGTTTAGCAGCAGCAAAAGCCTCCGCAAGAGTGTTAATAGAAGTAGAAGAATCATTGGTCGTGCTGGCTGTAGCAGAACTACCACCAGAAATAACACCAGCATCACGCTTAGCCTGAACAACTTCGGATTCCCGTAGTTGTGTCTGGGCTGAAGCCTGAGACTGTAATTCTCTTTGATTCATAATAACATCAAAAGCAAGTTGCTTATATGTTGCTTCCAAATCAGTTGAACCACTGCGAATAGCAGCCTGAACAACTTGGTTTGTGTCAAAATCCTCATACTTAGTAGACAAACGAGAAATTTCTTTCTCTATCTGCTGCTGAGACTGTTGCTCCTCAAACTGGGCAAGGCGCTTATCAAGTTGCGCCATCTGAATATCTCTAGGGTCTGCATCCTCATCATATGAGTCAACCATTTCCTGTGCTTGCGCTTCAGAAATGCCATAATGGTTCCGTAAAAGATTCAAAGTACCAGCAGGGTCATTCTCTAAAGCCGTTTGAAGTGTGGAAGCAAACTGTAAAGCCTGCCTTTGTTCCGCTAACTCCTGTGTCTTTTGAGTATAATCTGCTTGACGCTGATAACCAGCCACTGCTTCAGCAAAAGAAACATCTTGTTCCTCACCATTTAGTTTAACAGGTACTCTATAATTAGAATACTCCGTCGGGTCTAAATACTGCTTTTCTGTGGTTGTGACTTCCTCACTGGAATCAGTTGACCCAACAAGGGGTTCTGCATCAGGTGCGGGTGCGAAAGTATCGCTCATTTAATTTTCTCCTAGAGTCCAAAGGTTGCTCTACATATGGGATACCCGTTCCTTTTTGGAACTGGTATCTACTGTTGTGGGGGCTGTTGTGTCATCATGGCAGCAATTTCAGGAGGTAAACCCTGTGGCGCACCACCCTGAGGAGGCACACCTCCCTGCTCTGGTTGTCCCTGCATCGTTGGGTCCATAGGTGGAGGAGGCACGGACAAGAACTTCTCTGGGTTCTTAATGTCAAAACCAACCCGCAACACATGAGAAGCCAATTCCTGCATATTAACAATACCCGTAGTAGCAAACGGAGTCATAGCGTCAACAAGTTGCAAAGCACCTTGGCGACGGGCAGCCTCGTTGTTGGGTTTCGTAGAACCACCAACAACTTCAAAGTCAAAGTCACCCTCAAGATAGTCACGGTCATAATTAACCCAAGCAGGTTCACCATCTTTGCCAGTCACACGAACAACCTGTTCACCAGTCATATACTGCTGAGCCAACATAAGCATATTCTTGGCAACCTTAGAAATGGTTTGTTCAACAATGGTTAACTTATCTGAAGTACGGGCATTGGCAGCATCCGAAATGGCTGACACCTCAGTAGCGGTACGGCGAATCTCAGGGATTCCACCAGTCATAAACTCAGGCAAACCAGTAATACGGTCAATGTCGCTAGAAATAATCTGGGACTGATTATAAAACTCAGGAGGAGAAATTACGGCAGGGAAAGCAGTCACCACACCACCAAGGGGTTCGTCACTAGAAACAGGAACCATAACATTGTCCTCGTCGGACTCAAGTGCGGTACGCCCAAACTGGTCAAACGCCGACTCTTTATAGAGATATTTACGGCTGTACTTTTTGCGGTGATTCATCATCTGGCTACGAGTTTCGTTTAACTCACGCTGCAATGGTTCAATTTGTTCCAAGTCACCAATAGGGTAAAAAGCATCAGGAACATCAAAGTTACGCATCATAACAAACGGATGCCCAAAAGCATACGGAATCTTGGTAGGCTTTATAAGGAAGGCTTCACCACCTGTAGCAAACACACTAAGGGTACGGTTAACAATATCGTAGTACTCCCATACTTCAGCATAACCATAATTTTTGTCGTACACTTTGCGGGCTGACGGGTCCTCAGAGTAGCGAGATACAGCCATAACTTCAACTTCATCTCGTGCAGTCTTGTTGTAACGCTTATCGGATTTAACTTCAGCAATAGGGCGACGGATACGCTGGGCAACCCATTTCATGTCGTGAATACTGGTAGCGTCGGAGTCAACAAATACATCAAACGGAGACACCCGTTCGGCGAACGGTGAATCCGTTAAAATAACAGTATTAGGTTGCGCTTCCCCACCAGATTGTGGGTCATTATCATCACCTTCATCACCTACTGCCGATTCCTCAACAAAACGATAACCAGTTTTAATCCAACCATGCCCCATAATAAGCAAATCTTTAACCGCACGACGGAACTCGTCCCTGATTTCACGATGCCTCCACCAGTAGTTAACAACCGCCTCAGCGATGACAGCCTGAGCAGCATTTTCTGGGCTTTGTGCGTTAACGGTAATCTTGGGATAGTTAACGGCAATAGCAGGAGCAATAACATTTATAGTAGAAAAAGAAATGTTAATCAACATTCTATCTTCAGTAGAATACTGGTCATAATGTTTACCCTTATATAGGTCAACCAGACGACGCCACACAGCGTCGTACCCTTCATCCTTGCGCCACTTTTTAGATGCTTCTAAATGCTGGCGATACTCTGTTAGTTTATCAGATGAAGGTTTACGAGCCATTATTTACTTTGTACGACCAAAAGCGTCATCACTAGGATTCAACCAACGCACCACTGGAGGCAAGAAAGCAGCCACTACAGCAGCCCACAAAGCCTTGGGTGAGGTTTCACCAGCAATAACAACCGTCAATACGGTTGCTGTTGCGGAACGGGCATACGATGCCAATACTGATTTGTTTTCTTTGCTAATTTTCATTTTTCTTCTTTTCCTTCATGCCAGCCAATATGATTGTCAATTTTAGTTCCAACTTCATCAACTTTATGCAAAACCCGATTAAGTAGTTCACGCCCCTCGGCATGTTGGTTTGTGTTTTCCTTACGCAACAACTGCATAAGAACCATCAATGGTCCACCAATTACAGCAACCACAATAGGCACAAACCATACTTCCATTAGAAGCCGTAATCTTTTGCAGGGGCAATCGTCATGCCGTTAGCCTTGGCGTCCGCAAACATTTTATCTTGCTTTTCACGAACAGTTGCACCATGGAAGTTGTCCTTGCCATAAGTAAAACCAAGGTTAATACCACGCACATGGCATTTAAAACAAACATCACCACGGCGTTGGGCACCCTCTGCAGTACACGATTTACCACATTCCAGACAATTATACTCATATAAACCCATAACTATACACCATCTGTTCCTTTATTGGGCATTTGCCTGTTTGGAACGAATATTATGAC